GCTCTATCATGTGTTTAGAGATATTGAGATGCCTCTTATTGATGTTTGTATGGATATGGAGCTTAGAGGTGTAGAGATCCGTGAGGATTATGCTAAGGAGCTCTCTGTAAAATTTAATGCAGAGATGGCGGAGAAAGAAAAGCTCTGTGATGAGTATGTAGCTAAGTTTGATAAGTACATAGAGGAAAATCCTACTCTTATGAGATTAACTAAGGGTACAAAGAAGATCAACTATAACAGCCCTCAACAGGTGGCTTGTTTATTCTATGATATTTTCAAACTGAAAAGTGTATCCAGAAAAGAGCCGAGAGGTACAGGAGATAAGATTGTACAACAGCATAGAAACAAGGCTAAAAAGGCAGGTACTAAAAAGGGAGAGGAGTTTATCCAGTTTTTAGATAACTACCAGAGATATAAGGAGTGCGGAAAGCTCTTAGGAACCTACATAGATAAGATCCCAGAGGTTAAGTGTGCTAAGACTAATGCAGTACATACCACATATAACCAGTATGGGGCTAAGACAGGTAGATTTTCAAGTAGTGATACAGTTACTAAGATCAATCTCCAGAACATTCCTAGCCATGAGAAAAGCATCCGTAAGATCTTTAGAGCTAGAGATGGTTATAAGTTTGTGGGCGGAGATTTTAGCCAGATTGAGCCACGAGTACTCTCTTATGTATCTGGGGATGAGGCGATGCAGGAGGCATACAGAGAGGGTAAAGATCTATATGCCATCATGGGATCTAAGGTTTATGGAGTGCCATATGAGGATTGTAGAGAGTTTTATCCAGACGGTACGGTAAACGCTGAGGGTAAACACAGGCGTACAACTATGAAAAGTGTACTCTTAGGTATCATGTACGAGCGTGGAGCTAAAGCTATCGGAGAGCAGTTTGACAGATCCGCAGAGTGGGCTCAGAAACTTATTGATGATTTTTATAAGAGTTTTCCTAAGATCCAACAGCTCCGCCTTAAGGTGGAGAAGATGGCGGAGGAGTACGGATATGTAACTACCATACAGGGCAGAAAGAGAAGATTGCCAGAGATGCAGTTACCAGATCACGATGATTACCGCTATCAAGAGGCTCACAGGCAGAGCCTTAATGCTGTAATACAGGGATCCAGTGCGGATATTATGAAATTAGCTATGATCGCTATTTACAATGATCCACAGTATAAGGCTCTGGATTGCCACATGGTAATAACCGTACACGATGAGTTAATCATGGAGGTACCAGAGGATCATATTAAGGAGGGAGCAGATCTCTTAGTAAACACTATGAAAAGAGTAGGACACAGCCTAATAGATCTCCCTATGAGTGTAGATGCAGAGGTAAATGATTACTGGTATGGAGAGAACTTAGCGGATGATTATTTAGAGGAGGAGTAAACCTATGGGATATTTTCCTTTACCAGAGCTAAAGGGTAAGCCTAACAGGATCTTTGTAGATGGTAAAACTCTAAATCAGATAGCTAAGGAGAGCGGTATAAGGCTGGATACAGTACAGCACAGATATAGTAGAGGTATAAGAGATTATGATGGTTTAACAAAGCCCTCTCATATCAGAGTAGAGCACGAAAAGGCACAGAGGAAAACCTACTCTATAATGAGTGCTGGAGAGAGAGTAATGGAGAGGATCTGGGAGTTGGATATACCTCTCCAGACTATCTCCGATAAAACAGGAATAAGCAGATCCACAATATACGCCTTTTTATATAACGGTACAGATCTTAGCAGTATGAGGCTTGCTAAGATCTGTAGCCTTTTAGGATTATCAATGGATTATGTGATGGGATTAAAACAGGAGGATACATAGTGTTTAATTTTGGATTATCTCCTACTGAGGCTGAGTTAGCTCTTATGGAATTTGAGAGGAGAAAGCGTGAGGAGTGGGAGAAAAAGCATCCTGTACAGGCTTATATTGAGAGGAGAAAAGCTAAAAAGGCTTATGAAAAAATGTGTAAGAGGCGTGAGTTTTTACACTCTCATAACAAGCCTTATAGAAAAGGATATTTTATTGTAAAGGTACAAAGAGGAGATAGTTTTGTATCTCTTGCTAAAAAATATTACGGAAATTTTGCAAAGTATACGCTTATATCTAAAGATAACTGTAATGCTAGATCATCGGAGATTTATATAGGAGATGAGCTGTATTTCAGAAAATCGGAGGTAGTAAGAAATGAAAATTAAATATAACCGTTTTGCTGTATTTCCTGTGATGTGCCATGATTGCCATAGATATATCTGGATGGAGCCTTATAGGAGAGCTGATGTGTGGCATAACTGGCTAGATAGATGGGTAAAGAAAACTATCTGTAATGAGTGCCTTAAAAAGTATGATGTAGGAGGCAAAAAGTGAGATATAGAGTATATGATGAGGAAGATAAGAAAGAGCGAACTCTGGAGGAGTGCGTAACTCCTTTAGAGGTAGGATCTGTAAGGAGAGTACAGGTTAAAAAAGGAGATACCAGAGAGGTGCATCATTTTAGAGTATTGGAGGAGTTAAAGAGTGTTTGATTTTAACGGAGAAAATTTACAGGTAGGAGATAAGGTAATTGTGTATGTGAGCTACTTTAGCAGTAAATCCTATTATGTAGGTACTGTGGTAAAAAGAACTCCTACAGGGCTATTGGATATAGAGTATGGGGATGGTAAAAAAGAGAGATTTAAGAGTAACGGATATGAGTATCATAGATCCTCTGGATACGGTAGAACTTCACTTTATTTAGAGCCTTATACTGAGGAAAGAGGTAGGCAGGTTATACAGGAAAATAAGAGAAAGTGTATGGTAGGCTGGCTTAAGGAGTTTGATTATACAAAACTCTCTTATGAGGAGGCAGAGCAGGTGTATACTCTGGTAGCAGGTTTGAAAAATTCATAAAATTAGTATCTAAGGAAATCTCCTTTATGTGATTAGGATCGATCAAAACATAAAGGAGGTTTTTCTATTGAAAGTAGATATTTTTAACACAGAAAACAAGTATAAGATAATCTATGCAGATCCAGCATGGTTATACAGAGATAAGGCGGTAGCAGGAGGGAGAGGGGCTGGATGTCATTATACAGTAACCAGCTTAGAGGATATAAAGGCTCTCCCTGTGGAAAAGTTGGCAGATGATGATAGTGTGCTTTTTATGTGGGTTACGATGCCATTTTTAGAGGAGGCTTTTGATGTGATGAGATCATGGGGATTTGAGTATAAAACCTGTGCTTTTACATGGATAAAGCAGAATAAGAAAGCAGATACTCTCTTTTGGGGTATGGGTAACTGGACTAGAGCTAATGCGGAGTTATGTTTATTAGGTGTAAGAGGAAAGCCTAAGAGAATGGATGCAGGAGTACACAGTGTAATTATGAGCCATATAGAGGAGCACAGTAAGAAACCAGCGGAAACGAGAGATAGAATTGTAAAGTTAATGGCAGGGGGGGGGCTACCTAAAATAGAGCTCTTTGCAAGACAGAGTATAGAGGGCTGGGATTGCTGGGGAAATGAAGTATAAGAACTGGAGGAGGTATAAGAGCCTCCTCTTTTTTTTATCTAAATTTACTTACCGTTTGTGATTAGGTTACTTATCAAACAAAACAGGAGGATCAAGGATGGTAAGACGGATTAAAAGAAAATGGAGAAAATTTTACAGAACTCATAGAGAGGGCTGTGAGCTGGTAGGAGATTTTGTAGGAGCTCTTAGTGTATTTGTATTTATCTTTGAGCTGTATTTTATCGGTATTTTGTTAGGAGGTCACTAATGGGAAACATAGTTTTAGGACTTTTGTTAGTCGGATACATAGTGGTTACTATCGTAAATCTGGTAATTGAGGCAAAGAGGGATAAAGAAAATAGACCACTAAGGATAAGAGAAAGCAGATCCCAGATGTATTTAGCTTTTGAGCTTGCCAGATTTAATAAGAATATTGAGAAAGCCAGAGAGGAGGCGGAAAAGTAATGGGATTAAAGAGCTTAATAGCAGTAGCACAGGGTAAAAATGCAGAGAGCGTATCCTTTGAGGATAAGTTTCTTAAAAACTATGAGGAGGCTGTAAAGGCTAAGGAGCTGGAGGAGAGGCAGGTAGCCCCCTCTGAGTATATCCGCCCATCCTCTATGTATGGCTGTGAGCGTATGTTATTTTTCCAGAGAGTGCATGGAGGATCACAGAACGGAGAGCAGAGTGAGGTAAATCTTATTGAGATATGCCAGAGCGGTACAGATAGGCACTTAGACATACAGCACATAGTAGAGCGTATGGAGGGCGTAGAGTGCTTAGATCTGGAGGAAATGGTAAAAGAGGCACAGGCTAAAGGCATTAAAACCGAGTTCGTCGGATGGAATGAGGATCATACAG